TAGCCGAAGAGGCTATAAAGATTGAGCCGTTTGAAATACCGGAGCATTACAAGAAATTGTGCGCTGTGGACTTCGGAATAACGCACCCGACCACCTGTGTCTGGACGGCCTACGACCCTGACAGCGATGTCATATACGTTTATGACGCTTACAAGAAAGAAGGCGAGATTCCAGCCGTCCACTCAACTGTTATCAAGTCCAGGGGTAAGGATATCCCCTGCATCTATCCCCATGACGGCGACAACACAGAGAAGGGCAGCGGCAGAACTCTAGCGGAGATGTACTTGGAGGCGGGGGTGCTGATGATCGGAAAGTTTACCAACCCTGACGGCACCAACTACGTCGAGCCAGGACTGATGGAGATGTTGGAGAGGTTTCGCACTGGGCGTTTGCGGGTGTTCAGCAACTTGGTGCCTTGGTTTGAAGAGTTTCGCCGGTATCACCGGAAGAAAGGAAAGATTCACAAAGAATTTGACGATTTGATGGATGCCACGCGGTATTCAGCGATCTCAGTGACCCGATACGGGCAAAACGCAGTCGAGCGACAGCAACTAACCAACGGACAGTCAGGATATACGACCCATGAATATAACTTCTGAGATAAACGAAGGCGAGTTGCTTGCCTCGTTAGAAAACATGATCAACGCCGCCGACTCATACTCTGAGAGCGAGATCGGTGAGCAGCGGGACAAGGGCCACAGCTACTACTACGGTATGCCGCTGGGTAATGAGCGCACTGGACGGTCACAGCATGTGAGCATGGACGTTTTTGACGGAGTCGAGTCTATTAAGGCGATGCTTCTTGAATGTATGACGGCTGACCGCAACGTGTGCCGCTTCGATCCGCAAACCGCAGAGGACTTTCTGCCTGCCAAGATGGCTACGGCGCTGACTAACTACATTTTCTATCGTGAGAATAAAGGATCAAAGATTCTGCACGATGTGATTCACGATGCGCTGGTCGCTAAGACTGGAATCGTGAAGCGGTACTACAAGAATTATTATGAGTATGACGAGGAAACCTTTGAGGGTTTAGATGAGGCCAGCTTTAACCAGCTTGGGGCTGATGAGTCCGTAACGATTACTGAGTATGACGAGCAGCAGCAGATGGGCCAGATGCAAGACCCGCAAAGTGGTCAGGTTATCGAGGTTCCACAGATGCTATATAGCGGTGAGCTTTTGCGGAAGATAGATAAGAGCAAAATCTGCATTGAGGTGATACCGCCAGAAGACTTCCTTGTAACCCCTCGCGCTACGGATGAAGAGGATGCTGATTTCTGTTCGCACAGAACTAGCCGCACCCGTGGTGAGCTATTAAGTGAGGGCTACGACCCTGACCTGGTCGCCAAGCTGGATGAAGATAAGGACATGAAGGGTGACGGGCGTATAGGCCGTGACGCTGTCGATGGGTTTCGCCACGATGACGATAACAGCGACAACCATGATCGCCAGTACGTCACTATCTACGAAAGTTACATGAAGAAGTACCGCGAAGACTTGCAGAAGTGCGTAGTGCTGAAGGTACTTCACAGCCGCAGAGTTATGTTGGACGTTGAGATAGTCAGCGAGAAGCCTTTTCGGTACTTCACGCCATTCCCACTACCTCACAGGTTCCACGGTATGAGCCTTGCGGATGTTCTGTTTGATATACAGAAAACGCAGAGCAGCTTGAAGCGTGGCGTGGTCGATCACACCTTTATGACTAACACCTCACGGTTCATCGCTAACCTGTCCCTGGTTAAGAATCCCAGAGACCTGCTACAGAATAAGGTCGGCGCAGTTATCGACGTTAACAGCCCGAACCCTGAGTCGGTTGTCAGACCTATGCCGATGCCTAACCTCTCAGGCACCGTCTTCCAGGCGATTGAGAACCTTGAAACTGAGAAGGAAGCGCGTAGCGGTATGAGCCGTATGGCCCGTGGCATGGACAGCACTGTTGTTAGTAAGCAGAACAGTTCTGACCTGATCACTCAGTTTATGAACGCCAGTAACCGCAGAATCATGGTCATGGCCCGCAACTTAGCTGAGAACTTCTTAAAGCCCCTGATGCACGACATCTACCGCCTAGCGGTGGAGAACGAGTCCCAGGAAAAGATGATTCAGCTAGACGGCCAGTTTGTCCCTGTTAACCCGCAGTTCTTAGGTGACCGTACCGAGATGTCTGTCGCCGTGGCCCTAACGCCCGATGAGCAGGCGAGAGAAGCCCAGCTACTGTTGTCACTTGATCAGCAGTTCACGATGAACCCCAACGATCCCAATGTGGGCGGTATGTACAACGCGCCGCAGCGACATGCGCTGCTGAGTCGCGCATATGAGTTGCTGAACATTAAGTCTGGCGGCATGTACCTGTTCGATCCAAATAGCCCAGAGTTCCAAGAGCAGCAGCAGATGATGCAGCAGCAGCAGGAAGAGGCCGCAGCCAAGCAGGCAGAAGTTGAGAAGTTCAACGCGGGTATGACTGCACGACAGGTTGCCGTTCTGGAAGGCCAGTTAGAACTCGATGTGATGAAAGAGCAGAACAAGATGCTCATTGAGATGGAGAACATGCAGCACAACCAGGAAGAGACAGAGAGCCGGTTGATGTTGGACGTTGAGAAGCAGACTCACGACATGGAGATGTCAGAAGCAGAATTGCAACTTGAAACTGAACAAAAACGCAACGTGAGTATTGGCTAATGACGGAAGATGCGAACAGGTTCGATGCTTTTATAAAAAAGGCTAACGACAAAAAATATGCAAAGAAAAAAACGCGAAAGCAGGCGTTTGATGAATTTCAAAAGTGGAAAGACGGAAAGCTAGATAAAGACACGGCAATGCCCAAAGCCCCTTCGCGGGGGCGTATGGCAAAAATCAAACCTAAACCAACCACAACTGTGGAGTTACCCGATGAATGATGCAGAACCAGGCGACCTGGCTACCGAAGCCAACGCCGCAACTGAAATGTTAGGAAGCGTTGTTTTCAACAAAGCTTTTGAAACGATGAACGCGCAAATTGTTGATCAAATTTTAGCTACGCCCCCAGAAGCAGATGCTGAGAGGGAGCGTTTATACAACATGTTTAAGGCCGGTCAGGTCTTTGTGCAGCAGCTTGCAGGCATGGTCAATAAATATGAACTAACGAAGACACAGGAACAGGTGTAAACTAGGAGAATAACCATGTCAGACGAGCAAACCGCACAGGACTCAACTGAATCAAGTGGTAACGACATTATTGCTAGACTAACGGCTGCGATGGAGTCCTCGCCAGAGGAACAAACCGAAGTACCTGAAGAAGAGCAAGAGGTGGTCGAAGAGACTACCGATGAAGTGATCGAAGAGTCGCAGGAAGTTGAAGAAGAGTCAGAAGAATCTGATGAGGTCGAAGACCCAACTGAAGAATCTGAAGATGAACCAGAAGCCGCACCTGAATATATAACCGAAGGCAATATCGAGATCGACGGCGAGTCCGTATCGGTTGAAGAGATTAAACTTGGTTACATGCGACAGGCTGATTACACCAAGAAGACGCAATCTGTTGCCGAACAGCGTAAAGCCGCCGAAGAACAAACGGCTACTTACGAATCCTCATTGAGCGCCCTCTTGACCGCTGCTGGAGCAGACCTATCACGGTTCGATAACGTGAATTGGGAACAAGCCGCAGTGGACAACCCCGATCAATACAAGCAAGCGAAGGCTATGTTTGAGCAAACGAAGCAGACGCACGATTTTATTCGCGCACAGGCTAACGAGCATCAACAGCGTTCTGAAAAACAGCAACAGGCGGCAGCAAAAGAAAGTGCCAAAGAAAGCCTGACTGTACTCAAATCAACAATCCCTAATTGGAATAATGACTTGTACTACTCAATTGGTGAGTACGCAACAAAGTCGTTAGGCGTGACCTCTGAAGAATTCAACGAGACCCACGACCACCGAATGATTACGGCATTGTACAAAGCTATGAAGTTTGATCAGGCGAAATCGGTTACGCAAAAGAAAGTAAAAGCGACACCGAAAAAAACTTTATCGGGCAAGAAAGCAGAACCAAAAGATTTAGGAAAAAAGGACAACTATCGCAAGTCGCGTCAACGTCTAAAAAATTCTGGCTCTATGGAAGATGCTGTTCAAGCCCTCTTGAACAAAACTTAACTTTTAGGTAAATAATCATGCCAGTAGTAGCTAACACTTTAAAAACTTACGACCAGGTCGGTCTAAAACAAGATATTGAGGATATAATTTACGATATATCTCCTACTTTGACGCCCTTTACTTCTTCAATCGGAACAGGCACAGCATCAGCCACGCTACACCAGTGGCAGACATCAGAGCTTGCTGCTGTAGGCGCTAACGCCGCAGTTGAAGGCGCGGATGCGGGCGCAGCAGCTAACAACACTACCACCATGAAAACTGCTAACACGCAGATTTTCACCAAGGTAGTTCAGTCTTCAGGAACTTCTGAAGCTGTAGAGAAGCACGGTCGTGATTCTGACCTGGCGATGAACGTGGCCATGAAAGGCAAGGAAATGCGTCGAGATATCGAACACGCATTCGTTGGCGCTGGACAGACAGGTACTGCCGGTAACGCAACTACTGCTCGTCAGCTAACCTCTGCTCAGAACCAGATCAACGCAGCGACAACCAACACCGCAGGAAGCAACCGAGCATTCAGCGAAGCATTACTGTTGGGTACTTTGCAGTCTGTATATGAAGCTGGTGGCGATCCTAACCAGATTCAGGTGACTCCATCTCACTCCGTAGTAGTAGCTAACTTTGCTGCTTCAGCAGGCCGTGAGCGTGACTTCAGCACTGGCACCAAGCTAGTGAATAGCGTGGATTTATATGTGTCGCCATTTGGCGAGTGTTCAGTGGTTCCAAATCGCTTCCTCCAAGCCAACTCTTGTTTGGTACTTGATACCGAATATTGGTCACGCGCAGTTCTGCGTCCAATGCAGACTATCAACCTCGCCCGTAACGGCGACAGCGAGAAAAAGCAAATGATCACTGAGCAAACTTTGGTTTGTGAAAATGACAAAGCGTCAGGTCTTATCAACGCGCTAACTGCTTAAAGCAATAAAACTGGGTGGCCCTTCGGGGCCATCCTTTTATTTATTTAGGGAGGTTACAAATGCCTGGTTTCTCAACTGGCGAAATGATCGCAAATGTTCAACACGATCAGAGCGATGACAAAATCCACATAAGCCACAGTCAAGACGTTAGCGGAATTCTTGAAGCCAATAAAAAGGCCAGAGAACAGGCTGAAGGTCAGCGCATGGGCGACTTGGTTCGCGTAGCGACCATACCTGATGTGGTGACTGTTGAGTGGATGCAAGAAGGTATAAACGTCATGTCTCCGAATAAAGAAGACCTGGCGAGAATGAAGAAAAAGCTGAACTCACCAGAGTACGCTTATTTACGCACAGGCGGCGGCAGACTATGAGTATGACTACTTATAACGGCCTCAAAGCCTCAATTGCTAATTGGTTAAATAGAACCGACCTAGCAACGGAAATACCAGATTTTATTCGGTTGGTAGAAAGTCGAATAGCACATGAAGTTCGGATACCAACGATAG